ACACTGAAGATTTTGAGCGTATTGTAGTAGGTTGGCTAGAAGCTGCTTTAGACTTATTGGAGCTACAAAGTAGAATATCAGAAGGTATAGATAAAAAAGCAACACCAGTAGATAATGATCTTTATTTTACATGGCAAGAAGCTTAGTGTTTACAAATTAAAAGAAATAAGTGATTAGTATATATAGGATTAACAATTAAATATAATAAAATGGCAAAAAAAATTAAAAAACAAGAATTACAAGATTTACAAGCTTTGGTTGGTGAAATAAATCAAATCAAACTACAGCTAGGGGACATTGAAGTTCAAAAGCATGCGTTACTACATAAAGTAGCTTCTATTGAAGCGACCGATTTAAAGCAAATGCAGGACAAGCTAGAAGAAGTTTACGGTAAAGTTAACGTAAATATATCTGATGGTTCTATAACTGAAATAAAAGAAAATGAGCCTAGTAAGGAAGATTAGTATAGGTAAAGACTATAAGAACGATTCAATGCATTACTCCGTAGGTCAAGAGGTTTACGGAGGACATGTTATTGATTGCATTCTTGAAGAAAAAGACAAGTATTGTATATTTATAAAGAAAGGCGTAGATGTTTTACCGTGGAAAGACTTTAACAAAAACATGGCTATATCTGTTGAATACAACTTGGATTATTAATGAAGAGTGTAATAAACTTTATAGTAAAACCTAAAAACAAAAGATACAACAATACTAAGAAAATAGGTAGTAAAGAGTTAATATTAAACACGGAGATATTTACTCATCAAAACGTAAGTAGAAATGCTATTGTTTTGCAAACACCTACAGTTGGTTGTACAGATATAAGACAAGGTGACGAAGTAATAGTACATCACAACGTTTTTAGAAGATGGAAAGATATAAGAAATAAAGAGAAAAACTCAAAGGCTTTTTACAAAGAAGATATGTACTTTGTAATGCCTGATCAAATATTTGCTTATAAAAGAAACAACGCCTGGAGCGCGGTAAAAGGTTATAGCTTTGTAAAACCATTAGAAAACAAAGATAATCTCTCTATGGACAAGGAAACACCTCTAATGGGTGTTATAAAGTACATAGATCCAGAATTAAAAAGCCAAGACATAAAATTAAACTCTTTAGTTGGTTTTAGACCTAACTCAGAGTATGAATTTGTTATAGATGGCGAAAGACTTTATAGAGTTCCCACTTTTGCAATTACAATTAAATATGAATATCAAGGAAACGAAAAAGAATATAATCCAAGCTGGACATAAAGCTGTTGAGGAATTAATTAAAGTAGCAAAAGAGGCTATTGTTGATTCAGATGATGATATATCTGCAGACAAATTAAAGAACGCAGCAGCTACTAAAAAGCTAGCAATATTCGATGCTTTTGAGATATTAAATAGAATACAAGAAGAAGAGGACATGCTTAATAACAAGTCAAAAGAAGATGTAGATGAAGTTGCTTTTGGAGGTTTTGCGGAAAGAAGATCTAAGTAATGTACAAGCAAACACTGTACAAGGTCATTGAGCCTATTAAAATAAACACTATAAAAAGACTTAATAAGTCTAAAAAATGGTCTTATGGTTATAACAAAGAACACGATGTAGTTGTTATAAGTAAGACAGGTCAGATAGGTGAGATATATGAGATACAAAACCTCAAAATAGCTCTACCTAAAATAAGTAACCCACATAAATTTAGTAAGGATAAGTGGGAGGTTGCTGAGTACCCAAAAGAGTTAAAAAAAATTAAAACAGTTTTTGACTGGAGAGATTATACTGAAGATTTTAAAGATAAATGGTATGAGTATATTGATAGAGAGTTTAAGCGCAGGGAAGAAGGTTTTAGCTTCATTAGCAAAGGTAAGCCTACTTACATTACTGGCACTCACTATATGTACTTGCAGTGGTCCAAAATTGATGTTGGGCAGCCAGACTTTAGAGAAGCGAATAGATTATTCTACATATTTTGGGAGGCATGCAAATCCGATACCAGGTCATATGGAATGTGTTATCTTAAAAACCGTAGGTCAGGTTTCTCATTTATGTCCTCAGCTGAATCGGTCAACCTTGCTACAATATCAACGGATTCACGGTTTGGAATATTGTCCAAATCTGGTCCCGATGCTAAGAAGATGTTCACAGATAAGGTCGTACCAATTTCCGTCAACTATCCCTTCTTTTTCAAGCCGATTCAGGACGGTATGGATAGGCCAAAGACCGAGCTCGCGTATAGAGTCCCTGCAAGTAAACTCACAAGAAGGTCGATTGTTAAAACCACTAAGAACAACGAAACAGAAACGTTATCAGGTCTTGACACCACCATCGATTGGAAGAACACCGGCGACAACTCCTATGATGGGGAGAAACTTAAACTCCTCGTCCACGATGAATCAGGGAAGTGGGAAAGGCCGAACAACATCCTCAACAACTGGAGGGTTACGAAAACAACATTAAGGTTAGGATCTAGAATTATTGGTAAGTGTATGATGGGATCAACATCAAACGCTTTAGATAAAGGAGGTGATAACTTTAAGAAATTATATAACAATTCAGATGTTACAAAAAGAAACCGCAATGGGCAGACAAGCTCAGGACTCTATAGTTTGTTCATACCTATGGAATGGAACTACGAAGGATTCATTGATTCTTATGGCTTACCTGTATTCGACACACCACAACAAGAAAGTGTTGGACCTTATGGCGAAATAATAGACACAGGTATATTAGAGCATTGGCAAAACGAAGTTGATGGTTTAAAAAACGATGGTGATGCTTTAAACGAGTTTTACAGACAATTTCCTAGAACTGAAGAACACGCTTTCAGAGATGAAACTAAAAACAGTATATTTAATTTAGCAAAAATATACGAACAAATAGATTTTAATGAGGATTTAAATAATGATTCTCAAATAACAATAGGTAGCTTTCAATGGGTTAATGGTGTAAAAGATTCAAAAGTAATGTTTTACCCAAATCCAGCAGGAAGATTCAAAGTCAGTTGGGTACCGCCATCTAACAAGCAAAACTTTACAGTTGTTAAAAACGGTATGAAATACCCAGGTAATGAACACATGGGTGCGTTTGGTTGTGATAGTTATGATATATCAGGAACTGTTGATGGTAAAGGCTCAAACGGAGCTTTACATGGTTTAACTAAATTTAGTATGGAGGATTGTCCTCCAAATCAATTTTTTTTAGAGTATGTAGCTAGGCCTCAGACAGCTGAGATATTCTTTGAGGACGTTCTAATGGCTTTAGTTTTTTACGGGATGCCATTATTAGCAGAGAATAATAAACCTCGTTTATTGTATTATTTAAGAAGACGTGGTTATAGAGGATATTCTATGAACAGACCTGATAAAGTTTGGAATAAGTTGTCTACTGCTGAAAAAGAAGTAGGTGGAATACCAAACTCAAGTGAAGATATAAAGCAAGCACACGCCGCTGCTATTGAAATGTATATACAAGATCATGTTGGATTAAAGTCTGATAATACATACGGAACATGTTATTTTAACGAAACATTACAAGACTGGGCAAAGTTTGATATTAATAATCGTACAAAGTTTGATGCGGCTATTAGTTCAGGACTAGCTGTTATGGCTTGTAATAGACATTTGTACAGAGCAAATCCAATTATGAAAAAAGAAAAATTAAACTTAAGCATAGCTAAATACGGACAATCAGGTATGCGTTCAAAACTAATAGAAAATTAATATGGCTGAGTCAGTTGTAAAAGGTTATTTTCCGAGTCAAGTTGTACCTGACGCAGAGAAGTTAAGTGCTGAGTATGGTTTACAAGTGGGTAAAGCTATAGAGTACGAATGGTTTGACGGATCTACGTCTAATCAAAGATACAATCAGCATCAAGCTGAGTTTCACAAACTAAGATTATACGCTAGAGGTGAACAACCTATACAGAAGTATAAAGATGAGTTATCAATAAACGGTGACTTAAGCTATTTAAACTTAGACTGGAAACCAGTACCTATTGTGCCTAAATTTGTTGACATAGTTGTTAATGGTATATCAGAAAGATCTTTTGATATAAAATGTTACTCTCAAGATCCTTATGGTATAGAAAAAAGAACTAAATACATGGAGTCTATATTGAGAGATATGAAGACAAAGGATTTAAATCTTTTTGCTCAAGAAGCTTTTGGTATATCTTTATTTGAATCACCTCCAGAACTTTTACCTAATTCACAAGAAGAGCTTGATCTACACATGAAGCTTAGTTACAAGCAAGGTATAGAGCTAGCTGAAGAGCAAGCTATAAACGTTTTGCTAAAAGGTAATAGATATGACCTTACTAAAAGAAGAGTTAATTATGATCTAGCAACTATAGGAATAGGTTGTGTTAAAAATACTTTTACAAAATCTGAAGGAGTTAAAGTTGAATACGTTGATCCAGCTAATATTGTTTATTCATATACAGAGGATCCTGATTTTCAAGACATATACTATGTAGGTGAAATAAAAACAATACCTATAAATGAACTAAAGAAAGAGTTTCCAGATCTAACAGACGAAGACCTAAAGGCGATACAAAGTCAAGGTATACATCAAAACTCTTATTCAACTAGTAGATACAACTCATCTAACTCTGATGACAAAAATCAGATACAAGTCTTATATTTTAACTATAAAACCTATATGAATGAGGTTTACAAAGTTAAAGAAACAGCTACTGGTGGTGAAAAGATAATATTAAGAGATGACACTTTTGATCCACCTATAAATGAAATGACAGGTAATTTTGGTAAAATATCAAGATCATTAGAAGTTTTATATGAAGGTTGTTTAATTTTAGGCACTGACTATCTTTTAAGATGGGAGATGGCTAAAAACATGATGAGACCTAAGAGTGATTATAGCAAAGTTAAAATGAACTACGCTATTAACGCTCCTAGAATGTACAAAGGTAGGATAGATTCTTTAGTAAAAAGAATAACAGGTTTTGCAGATATGATTCAACTAACGCACTTAAAACTGCAACAAGTTATGTCTAGGATGGTTCCTGATGGTGTTTATTTAGATGCAGATGGATTAGCTGAAGTTGATTTAGGTAATGGCACGAATTATAATCCTCAAGAAGCGTTAAATATGTTCTTTCAGACGGGATCTATAATAGGTAGGTCTTTTACTTCTGAGGGAGATATGAATCCAGGTAAAGTGCCTATTCAAGAAATAAATAGCAGTAGTGGCGGTCAAAAGATACAAAGCTTAATAACCAACTACAACTATTACATGCAAATGATAAGAGACGTGACGGGTCTAAATGAAGCTAGAGATGGTAGCATGCCAGACAGTAGAGCTTTGGTAGGTGTTCAGAAATTAGCAGCTGCGAACTCAAACACAGCTACAAGGCATATACTTGAATCAGGTGTATCTTTAACTCAAGAGCTAGCTGAAGGTTTATCACTTAGAATATCTGACATATTAGAGTTTTCTCCTACTAGAGAAGCTTTTATACAGAAAATAGGAAATCAAAACGTTGGTATTTTAGAAGATATATCTAATTTGTATTTACATGACTTTGGTATATTTATAGAGCTAACACCTGATGATGAAGAAAAAGCTGTTTTAGAAAACAACATACAAGCAGCTGTTGCAGGTGGTTTAATAGATTTAGAAGACGCTATAGATCTTAGAGAGATAAAAAACATAAAGCTAGCAAACCAACTATTAAAGCAAAGAAGAAAAAAGAAACAAGACAGAGATCAACAGATACAACAAGAGAATATGCAGGCTCAAGCTCAAGCAAACGCTCAGGCTCAGCAAGTTGCAGCTCAAGCTGAAGTACAAAAATCTCAAGCTCTTTTTCAAATTCAATCACAAATGGAGCAATTAAAAAGTCAGATGAAATCTCAACAGATGCAACAAGAAGCTATGTTGAAAAAAGATCTAATGACTTTAGAGTTTGAATTTAACATGAAGCTAAAAGGTATTGAGGTTGACGGTGATAAAAACAAAGAGGCTTACAAAGAAGATCGTAAAGACGAAAGAACA